AAGAATGTCTTTAATATTGGAGAAACTGTAAGATCAAATGGATCTAATGGAATAGTTGTAGGATGGGATCCAGATACTGAAATTCTTAGAGTTTCCTCAAACAATACCTTCAAAGTTAAAGATGTTCTTGTCGGTGAGTCTTCAATGTCTCGCGGAGAAATTGGAAAAGTAACAACTTCAAAATGTCAGTACATTGTTGGTGCAGGATCAACCGTAGAAAAAGGTTGGCAAAAAGATACTGGAATTTTGGGAAATGAGTTCCAGAGAATGCACGATAATGACTACTATCAATACTTCTCTTACGCATTAAGATCGGAAGTTCCTCTCGACAAATGGGATGGTGCAGTAAGCAATCTTAATCACACTTCTGGATTCAAGAGATTTAGTGATCTTATAATAGAATCTGTTAAAACTGATTCTGGAATAAGCACAGAACAAAATCTTGGAGATTTTGTTGGAATTGCAGATTTCTCTCAGTTTGTAGATTTGAATTGTGTATATGATTTTGACTTAGTTAAGGAAAACAATATTAAAATTGATGGATTGGTAAAATCTGATGAGATTATTTTCAATTCTCGCGTAATTCAAGATTATATTGAGTCTGTTGGTAACAGAGTCTTGATGATTGATGACTTTAGCAATACATTCAATAGCGAACCTAGATCTACAAGATTTAGTATTGTTGATACTTTTAATTTGGATGCATTTGGTAAGAAATATATTACTTTTGTCGAAGACATGACATTTACTGCTCAAAAGCAGATTATGCTTGTCTCACTCCTTCATGACAACTCAAATGGATACCTGAACCAATATGGTAGATCTGAAACTGTCTATGATATGGGATCCTTTGATTTTAATATTACAGGAACTGAAGGAAACCTGTTATTCTATCCAACTAAGTATGCCGTTAACAACTATAACGTAAGTGTGGCATCATATAACATCAGAGAGGTTGTTTCTGGCGTTGGAAGTACATCATTTGGCGATATTGTTAAGATAGAATCTAGCACTGCTAATATTCCTACAGGAACGTCTTCAGCAACCACTATTGTTGGTATCGCTTCTACCTACAGAAGTTCTAAGGTTCTTGTTCAAATTGGTTCAACAACTCAGTCTTATTTTGAGACTGATGAACTTATTCTCATTCATGACGGAACTAATGTTTATGTTCAAGAATATGGACAACTGAATACTGGAAGTGTATCATCTTTCTCAACTCCAGGTTTCGGTACTTATTTTGCATATCTCTCTGGATCTAATTTAAATATCGATCTTATTCCATATTCTACTACGACAGTAGAATACAATGTAAATTGTCTTAGAGTTTCCATTACAGATACATCGGCAACTTCTAGTGGAATTAGTACGTTCAACAACTCAACTATAAAATCAACATATACTTCAATTGCCGCATCTGGATCTCCTGGAATAACCACTATCTCAACGTATCAAGATGCATATGATTGTGCTTATTACATTGTTTCTGTAGAAGATACTACTACTGGTGAGTATCAAGTATCCGAAGTTGTTGTGGCAGATGACGAATCAAACGCATTCATTTCGGAGTTTGGAGTGATTCAAACTGGTTCATCACTTGGAACCATTGGTGGAAATGTAACACCATCTGGTGCTGTAGATCTTACATTTACTCCTGCGCCAAGTATTGATGTTCAAGTAAGAGTATATCAACATGCTCTTGGATTAGTTGATATAACTATTCCCGAGAGAATTATTGACTTTACAAATGCATATATTGAAACTGGATATGGATTCTACTACGGAACAGAAGTTGATGTTAAGAGACAATTTGGATTAACGTATAAGCAAAAACCAATTTTTGAGAGATACTTTGATGGTAGTGATTCCAGCATTGTAAAAGTTGGATCCAATCAAATAACACTGCCAGAAAACTTTTTTGTAACTGGTGAAGAGGTAAGTTATGTTTACTCTGGTGCTGGAACAACTTCTGCTATTGGAATTGTAACAGCAACTATCCCAGGAATCGGCGTTACTGATAAAATGCCTTCCACGGTGTTCATTGTCAAAAACAATGAACTTACAGTTCAAGTAGCAGCATCTTCTTCAGAGGCATTGAGCACTTCACCAACTCTTCTTGAAATCTCTAGCGTTGGTATTGGAACTTCTCACAGATTTGTTGCGAAGAATCAAAACGCAAAAGCAATCATCACAATTGATAATGTAATTCAATCTCCAATCGTCTCTACCGCGATTACGACAACTCTTGCATCTATAATGCCGATTACAGAGAATAAACTGGAATTCTCTGGAATAACATCTTTCTTCGGTGGAGATCTGATTAAGATTAATAATGAGATAATGAGAATTGATGGTGTTGGTATTGGGGCATCAAACATTGTTCTTGTTCAGAGACAATGGATGGGAACTGGAATTTCCACACATGATCCTGGAAGTCTTATTACAAAGATCAGTGGAGATTATAATATTGTTGATAACACTATTAACTTCATTACTGCACCATATGGATTGAAACCAATCGCATCTACAACAAATCCTCCAGATGAAAGAGATTGGATTGGTGTTCAGACTCATTCCACATTTAGTGGAAGAACCTTCATGAGATCTGGAATAACAGATACTATTGCAGAACCATATTCCAAGAACTATATCTTTGATGATATTTCTGATGGATTTAACGGAATCAATAAAGAGTTTACTCTAAAGTCCGAGGGTTCTGATGTTGTTGGATTCTCCACAAGTAATGCTGTTATTCTAATCAATGAAATTTTCCAAGGTCCAGAAAGATCTACGGGAAGTGTCTTAATTACTGGTGATTATGATCTGTCAGAATCTGCTGGCATCAGCTCAATAACATTTACAGGTTCGGCATCCTCAACTGCTTATGATGTGAATGCTGCAAGTATTCCTGTTGGTGGTGTAATCGTCTCTGTTGCTTCAACAGAGGGATTAGGATATCAACCTCTAGTTGCTGCTGGGGGAACTGCTACTGTTTCTATTGCAGGAACTATTTCTGCGATTAGTATCGGAAACAGTGGATCTGGTTATCGCGTAGGAGTTCAAACAGTTAATGTTGGAGTTGCACTCTCAAGCACTGGTGTTCCTGAGATAACTTACGTTGGTACTGCTACGGTTGTTGGTGGACATGTAACAGGAGTTGCAATTACAAATCCTGGGGTTGGATATACATCTACAAACATTCCATATGTTATCTTCGATGCACCATTATCATACTCAAATATCCCATTAATCTATAGTTCCACTTCAAGTGGAATTGGAACTGAGGCATATGTTGATGTTGTAGTTGGACAAGGTTCTAGCGTAATCTCCTTTGAAATTACGAAACCGGGATATGGTTTCGGACAAAGTGAAGTTCTGACTGTAGACATTGGTGGTGCTACTGGAATTCCAACAGATCCTTCTATCTCGTTTAAAGAGTTCCAAATCACTGTTGATAGAACTGCTTCAGATACCTTTAATGGTTGGACTCTTGGTGATCTTCAGGTAATTGATCCAATTGATTCTCTGTTTGATGGGGAAAGAGTTAACTTCCCAATCAAGATTAATGGAGATCAAACAACTATCAGAGCAAGAAGAGGATCCAATATTGAAGTTAAGGCATGTCTGCTAATCTTTATCAATGACGTTCTCCAAGTTCCTGACATTTCATATACATTCAATGGTGGAAGTATTATTACTTTCAGCGAACCACCAAAACCAGGAGATCTTTCTAAGATACTATTCTACAAGGGAACTGGCAGTGTTGACACATTAAATGTTGATATTCTTGAAACTGTCAAGGAAGGAGACACCTTGACAATCACTAGTGATGTTGAAGGATTGAGGCAAAACACAAGATTGGTGACTGATGTAGTTTCTACAGACATTGCAGAAACCAATGTTTATCCTGGACCTGGTGTTACTCAAAATGCAAACTTACTTCGTCCTGTAGTTTGGTGCAGACAGACTGAAGATAAGATTATTAATGGAGAAGAAGTTGCAAAAGACAGAATTCTTTATGAACCTGTCATCAACCCAACTTCAAACTTAATCGAGAATGTTGGTATTGGTTCAACGGTTGTATTTGTCGAAAGTGTTAAGACTTTCTTCGATAGTCATAGTGAATATCTCCATGACGGAACTACTGAGAAACCACAGAACAAGATCAGCATCGTCTCTCAAGATTCTTTGGTAGCAGCCTCAGCAACTGCTATAGTTTCTTCTGCGGGAACAATCACTTCTATTGTAATTTCTGATCCAGGAATTGGATATACCTATACAAATCCACCATCAGTAACTATTGAAAATCCCGTAGGATTAGACACAACTCAAAGAGCATCCGCATCAGCAACAGTTTCTATTGCAGGAACCGTTTCATTGATTACTGTTACAAGTGCAGGAACTGGTTATACAAGCACCAACCCTCCTGTTGTCTTAATTGAAGCACCTTCCCCTAAGGTGGAAACAATTAATAATATCTCTTATACTGGTGATTTTGGTACTATCGTCGGATATGGAATTTCAACCATTTCGGGAACTGATAAAAATATCTTCGATTTCTATATCCCACAAGATTCATTCTTGAGAGATTCTGATATTGTTGGAACGGCAATTACAGTTAGTCAGATCGCTGTTGGTGATTTCTTCGTTGTTCAAAATTCTAATGCAGGTGCTGCATCAACTAGTTTCTTCACATACCGAATAGATGGTTCAATCATTGGAGTATCCACTCAATATGTTGATGGAATTTATCAGGTAGATACCGTAGAGACTCATTATAAAGATGTTGTTGGAGTTGGAACAACAGTAATTGCAAGAGTATTTGCTGCTGTAGAACCAACTACTGGAATTAGCACAATTGGACTGGGTTCATCAACGATTTTCTTTGATTCTACATTCTATACTTGGGACTATCTTGGAATCACAACTTACTCTGGTGGTTCTATCAGCACTTCAACTTATGTTGGAGAATTCAGTTGGGGAAGAATTTACAACCTTTCTCGTCCAAATCCACAAGAATTCAAATCATATGGATTTAGTGGAATTGATACATCTGCAAGTGTGATTAGATTTAATCCACTTAAGTTCAAAAATTATGTTTAACAATAAATACTTCTAAAGGTATATCTATCAATGGCAAGACAAGGAATAAACACTGGATCTACGCCTGATGCTGGAGATGGTGATTCGCTACTAATTGGTGCCCTTAAAATTAATGAAAATTTTAGTGAAATTTATACTGCTTTAGGTGATGGCACCAACATTACCAATTCGATTGGATTTGCCGCAACTGCAGGTATTGCATCAGCATTGATACCCACAGTAAATATAAACACATCAGGTACAATAACTGCTACTGCATTTGTTGGTGATGGATCTGGATTGACTGGTATTGTTGGATCTGGTTCTGGTGTAGTCATTCTTGATGATGGATCAACAGTAGGAACTGCTGGAACTATTGATTTTGGAACTAATCTTTCAGTTTCTCCAATTTCTGCAGGAGTTGTAACAGTTACTGCAACTGGAGGTGGTGGCAGTATTGCTGGTATTGATACTGTTGGAACTTCACATTTTAATCACTTAATTGTTTCTGGTGTTTCTACATTTGGAAATCCAAATATAGCAACAGATAATCTTAAAATTAATAACGTTGGTGATGTTACACTTCAACCAGGCAGATTAATTTATCTTAGTGGAAATACTAATGTAGGAATTCGATGGACTTCTGCCCTTGGAATGGAAATTTATAATGCCAACAATCTTGGTGGTGATGATAGAAATATAACCATAAAATCAAATAATGATGGAGATATTGTTCTTAAGGGAAATGCTGATCGTGCGGTATTCACAAATAATGGAGTAACAATTACAGGGGTTACAAGCACAACCAATTTGATAGTTTCTGGTGTTTCTACTATTCAGGGATTAACCATAAAAGGAAACTCTACCAATTATCAAGACAACGTAATTATCACACAACATCCTGCTTCTACATTCACTGGTAATCGTAATGTTGCAATTGGAGATTATTCATTTACTACACCTGGAGCAGCTGGAGAAAATGTTGCTATTGGTTATTATGCACTAAATGTTGTTGGAAATAATAATATAGTTAGTACCTGGAATGGAAATACTGCTGTTGGTTCTTGGGCAGGTCAAAATGCATCGACAACTTTACGCAACACTTTTATTGGATGGGCAGCAGGAAGATACATTACATCTGGAAGTGAAAATGTAATTCTAGGAAGTTATGATGGAAATTCTGGTGAACTTGATATTAGAACTTCCAGCAACAATGTAGTTCTTTCTGATGGTGCTGGTAATATTAGACTTATTGCCAATGCCGCAGGAAATGTTGGAATAGGCACCACAAATCCAACAAGTAAACTTTCAGTTAACGGTGGAATACAATTAGCACAAAATAACGAAACAATCGTAGGAACATCAGGTACAGCAGGAGAAATCAAACAAATTGCTGGAGCTCCATTCTATTATGATGGAAGTGCCTGGAGAGAGTTTGTTCTTTCAAGTGGAACACCAGTCACTCAACCTGCAGATACCGAATGGGATAATGTCATCTTCAGAGCAACCTTTGATGATGACTTTACTGATGCGAAGTTTGGAGTAAGTCCAGTTTTTGTAAGTGCTGGTTCTAGTATTGTAGGTTCTGCAGTTACGATTGGAACGGGATCTTATAGAAATATTGGTGGAGTTGTCAGTGGTGTCGGAGTATCCTATGCTGATAGAAGTGACTATGATTTCACTGGTTCTTGGACGATTGAATTCTGGATATACCACGATAGTACGCCAGCAACTTACGAAACTATAGTATCTCAAGTCTCAACCGACGATGCAAGCGGGAACTGGTCTTTTGGTGTGCGTAATAGTGGTACCAACATCATTTACATTTGGAATAATGAAAATAATCCCTCATCAGCAACTCTTGACATTCAGTCCCTTTCGACGTGGAACTCCACCTTCCTCGATAAATGGAATCATTATGCACTGGTAAGAGAAGGGGACAATGGTTCAATACACTTTTATATAAATGGCATTGAAACTTCATTTACTATTAATGACGCACTTATTGACAATGATATCCTTCACACAAGTGGTGCTGGACTGGGATTTGGCGCTGCATTTGGAAATGGAATTCCTGTTATCAATGGAACAACTTATAATAATGGTTATAGTTTAGATGTAATTTTTGATGATATGAGAATTTCAGCAGGTGTTGGAACTGCTGGACAAAGATATAATTCTATCGGAATCTCAACCTACACAACATTCACTCCTCCGACCACTGCTCTTCCAACTTCAGGAACACTTTCATCAGTTGTCAATCCACCAGGAGATAAGTATGGTGAGATTACTTTAGGTGGTTCACCAACCTGGAGAGGAACATCTGGCGTCACTGTTTCTCAACAGTCAAGTGGAAACTATCGTGTAAGTTTTGCGAGTACTTATACTAATAGTAATGATTACTTTGTCCTCTCACATCCAATGGATCAAGGATTCGCCTCTTATGTTGGCATTGCAAGATCTACAACTCACGTTGATCTCTCAATCAATAAACAAAGTGATGATACTGCTGTTGATACTGGATCTCTTGCAGTTCAAATTAAAAACCATATTTAAGTCATAATAAATAGATAAAAAACTCATAAAATGTCTGCAATTATAACTGATCAATTAAGAATACTGAATGCTAAGAGTTTTGTTTCTGTAGCAACCTCTTCTTCAAATTCTTATTATGCTTTTGTGGGACTCCCAAATGCAACCGATTATTCTTCGACGTGGGATGCAAACCCTCCTGCGCCGAAGGATAATTTTGATCAGGAGAATGATTATTGGGATACAATGATCGCTCTCAAGAAGATTGGAGAAGATGATGTAAAACAAGTTGTTCGTAAGGTTGCATGGCAATCTGGAACAACATATGACATGTATCGTCACGATATCAGCAGAACAAATACATCAAAACCATCTGGTGCAACAAGTTTGTATTCTGCAAATTATTATGTTGTTAATAGCGACTATAAGGTTTACATCTGTCTACAAAACGGTTCATCTCCAGAAAATCCAGAAGGAAAACCTTCTCTTGATGAACCAACTTTTGTTGACTTAGAACCAAGATCGGCAGGAACGAGTGGTGATGGATATCTTTGGAAATATCTTTATACAATTAAACCAAGTGACATCATTAAATTTGATTCTATAAACTTTATTCCAGTTCCAAAAAATTGGGAGACAAATACTACAGATAGCGCAGTAAGAAATAATGCTTCCACTAGTGGACAATTGAAAATTGTAACTATCACCAATCGTGGCGTTGGACTTGGCACCGCAAACCAAACCTATACTAGAGTTCCAATCAAAGGAGACGGCACAGGTGCCGAGTGTACTGTCACTGTCAACAATGATTCAAAAGTTGAAGCAGTCACAGTAACTAAAGGTGGTTCTGGATATACATATGCGACTGTAGATCTTCTGGCAGGTAATGTTCCTACTGGAAGCACTGCGCCAGTGTTAAACGTCATCATTCCTCCTCAAGGGGGACATGGGGCAGACATCTATAGAGAATTGGGAGCATACAACGTAATTGTATATTCCAGAATTGAAAACGATTTACAAAACCCAGATTTTATTACCGGAAATCAGATTGCTCGTGTTGGACTGGTAGAAAATCCAGAGGCATATAATTCAACATCTATTTTGACAGAAGGTAAGGCAAGTGCTGTATATGCTATTAAATTAACTGGTATTGGTTATAGCACTGCTACTTTCCCAGCAGATAGTAGAGTCACCCAAACAGTTGGAGTTGGATCAACTGCTGTTGGTAGAGTTGTTTCATACGATCAAAATACTGGAGTTTTAAAATACTGGCAGGACAGATCTCTTGTAGGATTTAATACTGATGGAACTGCTAATACAAATCCAACATATGGTTTCTACTTGAACAGATTTACTTCTAATGTTGGATCTGGTGGAACAACTACTATTGTTGGTACAAATAATTCTTTATCAATAGATACTGCATTTAGTGGTATATCTACCGTAATAAATAGTAGGACATATTATTTGGGTCAGTCTTTTACCTCTGGATTGTCAAACCCAGAAGTCAAAAAACACTCGGGGAATATCATATATGTCGATAACAGACCCTCGATAACTAGATCATCAAATCAAAAAGAAGATATCAAAGTCATTTTGCAATTCTAAAGAATTATGCCACAGGAAACTAACCTCAACGTCTCTCCATACTTTGACGATTTTGATCCTCAAAAAAATTATTACAAGGTTTTATTTAAACCTGGGTATCCTGTTCAGGCTAGAGAATTAACAGGATTACAATCAATTCTTCAGAATCAAATTGAACAGTTTGGTAATCACGTTTTTAAAGAAGGATCTGTTGTAATCCCTGGTGCGTTAAATTATAATAATAGATTTACTGGAGTTGCTCTTCAAGACACTTTTAATGGCGCAGATGTTGATCTGTACATTGATAATCTTTTAGATAGTGTTATTGTTGGAGAAACTTCTGGTGTTAAGGCACGAGTAGTTTTTGTTTTAAAAAAGAACCAAACAGATAATCCAAATACAGTTTTATATGTAAAATATCTCAATACAAGTTCTAGTGGAAATGAGGTATTTTTAAATTCTGAAAATCTTGTCGCGGAACAGAACGTAACCCCAGGATTTTCGGAAACTACTTCTATTCAACCAAACCAAGCATTTGCGACTACTTTAAATTCAAATGCTTCAGTTTTGGGATCATCAGTTTTACTGTCTGAGGGTGTATACTTTTTGAGAGGAGCATTTGCTAATGTTTACTCTCAAACAGTTGTTCTAGATTATAATAAAAATACTCCAACATATAAAGTTGGATTTTTAGTTGAAGAAGAAATCATCAATTCGGATATAGATCCTTCCCTTGTAGATAATGCAAAGGGGTTTTCAAACTATGCAGCACCAGGGGCAGATAGATTTAAAATTACCGCAAGGTTGGTAAAACTTCCTCTTGATGATAATACTACTCCTAATTTTGTAGAGCTTATCAGAATTCAAGATGGAATTCTTGTAAGATTTAATCCAAATACAGACTATAATCTTCTTGCAGATGAACTTGCTAGAAGGACTTATGATGAATCTGGAGATTACTATGTCAAACCATTTAAAGTAGAAGTAAAAAATTCTTTAAATGATGGCAAAGGAAATGGTGGAATATTTAAAGAGGGACAATTAACATATCAAAATGAAACCCCATCCGATGATCTTGGTTGTTATAGAATATCTCCAGGTAAAGCATATGTTAAAGGATATGAAACAGAACTAATCTCAACTACACTTGTTGATTTTGATAAACCAAGAACTACAAAAACTTTAAATGATCAGAGTATCATATATTCTACTGGAGCAACATATTCTCTGAATAGAGTTTATGGTTCACCCTCACTTGGAATTTCTACGTCATATACAGTAAGTCTGAGAGACAGTAGAGTTGGTGCTGATCAATATTCTGCTTCTGGAAAAGAAATTGGAATTGCAAGAGTATATGATTTTGCTTTAGAGTCTGGTTCATATAATACTGCTTTCCCAAATACAAACAATTGGGAAATTTCTCTGTATGATATTCAAACATATACAGAAATTTCATTAAACGAACCGATTACTTTATCAACTCCAACTTTCATTAGAGGAAAGGCAACTGGAGCAACTGGTTTCTTGAGATACAATGCAAGTAACTCTGGAATTATTACTGCATATAATGTAAGCGGAACATTTGCTATTGGAGAAAAATTCTTCTTCGATGGAATAGAGAACTCTAGAGTTGCGACTGCAATTACTTCATATGGAACTGGAGATGTAAAATCTCTTTATGGACTTGCTGGCACGGCATCAACTTTCACCGCAGATACCAGACAGTATGCTAGAGAAAATGCTGGATCAGTTAACATAACTGCTGAATTTGCTGGAATATCTACAGTAACATCTTCTGACTTTACTTTTGTTGGCGTAGCAACAGAAGGTAATTTAGTATCTTTCTCAAAACCAGGAGATATAGTTCCAACATTTGCTAAAATTGTAACAGTCTCCAGCAGATCACTGACAATATCTGGAATAACAACTGTTTCTGGAATTTGTGATGGTGGATTGCCCACAACACAAATTAATCCATCACAGTTCAATATCTTAAAATCCAGTTTCCTCAACTCGACGGATAATACATTATACACACCATTACCTAAAGATTATATTTCATCAATTGATCTCACAGATTCTCAATTAATCACCAGAAGACAATTTGATGTTGTCATCTCTTCAAACTCATTAACAATTCCACCAACAGAACTTTCATCAAATGAAGTTTTCATGCCATTTGATGAAGAAAGATATGTATTGATTAGAGATGATGGAAGCACTGAACCATTAGAGAATGATCAGTTTGCATTTACTACTGGTGGTAAAGAACTTACTATTAATGGATTGACTTCTGATGGAAATGCAAAATTAATTACAACTGTACAGAAGATAAGAATAAAGGCGAGAACAAAAAATAAGAATAGAGTAAACAGTGTAATAATTAATAAATCAATTTACTCATATTCTGGTACAAATACTGGCGTTGGAAATACTACAAACAATGATGGACTTGTTTATGGTAGTTATCCATATGGAACAAGAGTTCAAGATGATCAAATCTGCTTAAATGTTCCAGAAGTAACAAAGATACATGCAATCTTCGAGTCTTCTGGAATTCAAGATCCTACTACACCAGTTATTCTCTTACAGAATATTTCATCGCCAACAGGAACCACTAGTGAAATAATAATTGGAGAAGAAATTGTAGGAAGAGAAAGTGGTAATGTTGCTATTTGCTTAGAAAAACCAAATTCACTAACAGTTGGTTATGTTTCTCTTAATGAATTATCTTTCATAGAGGGAGAAATAATTGAATTCAAGGAATCCAAAATAACTGCCATTATATCTACTGTTAGTGGCGGATCTAATAATATCACCGAGAAATATCGCTTAAATTCTGGACAGAAAAGCACGATTTTAGATTACTCAAGAATTATTAGAAATTCAAATGCTTTATCGCCAACCAAAAAGATAAAGGTATATTATGAGTCTGCATATATTCCAGCTTCGGACACTGGAGATATTACAATTGTAGATTCTTATAATCAGTTTGATTATTGCGATCTACCTACAGTTGATAATAATAAAATATCTGACATTATTGACGCAAGACCTAGAGTTGATACTTTTGATCCAGAAACTGCTTCATATTCACCATTCGAATTCTTTGGAAGATCTTTTGATCAAGAACAAAATTCTTCCTTGGATATTTTAGCATCTGATGAAGCAATTGTCTGCAATTATTCCTTCTACCTTGGAAGAATCGATAGACTGTATCTTGCAACCGAATCAAACAATTATAGAATTTCAGACTCATATGAAAGAAGACCTATTGTTCTTCTGAAGCAAGGTATTCCATCAGAATCTCCACAACTCCCAGATGATTCTTCCGATGCATTAGAAATTGCAAGAATTACTTTACCACCTTACCTTTGTGATTTAAGAGAAGCGTCTATTAATCTTATCGAGCATAAGAGATATAGAATGATGGATATTGCTAGATTGGAAACCAGAATCAAAAACTTAGAATTTTATACCACTCTTTCTCTTCTTGAAAATAATGCAAAGAATCTGCAAATAAAAGATGCTAACGGACTTGAAAGATTTAAGTCTGGAATATTTGTAGATAACTTCTCCACAACTGCTTTCCAAAGAAAAGTTACAGTACCAAAAAATAGTATTGATGTTTTAAATGGAGAATTAAGACCTTCTCCATTCACAACAGAACTCGATCTTCTGATTGGATCTAGATCATTTGTTGGAATTGGAACTATTATAAATCCAAATGCTGATATTAAGTATGTAACCGATCTTATTGCAAATAATGTGAAGAGAAGTGGAATTACACCATCTTCAACTGGAAAAGGCGTTATTACTCTTGATTATCAAGAAGTTCTGGAATTCTCCCAACCACTTGCAACAAGAATTGAAAACGTAACTCCATATCTGGTAACTTCATATATCGGTATCGTAGATTTAAACCCAACATCTGATGTTTGGGTTGATCAAACAAGAGTTGAATCTCTTACGGTAGAGGGAATTACTGGTAAAACATATGAAGTTGAATTAGATCTCGTCGAGGCAGAAGTTATCAATGATCCTCAAGGTGGATGGGCACCTATTGCATGGAATGCTTGGGAAAATAACTGGACTGGATCAACTACAGATACTGCAGTAAATGGGTGGATTACAACCATCACAAATACCCAGACAGGTACTGCAACTAGAACTGGTACTACAACCAGAACTCTGAATCCAATCAACCAAGTTTCTCTCGGTGATCGTGTTGTGGGTATTGACATTAACCCATTCATGAGATCTAGAAACATTGAGTTTGTTGCTAAGAAGTTAAAACCATTCACCCAGGTTTATGCTTTCTTTGATGGACAAGATATGAGTGAATATGTTGTTCCAAAACTCATGGAAGTTGAGATGTTGGAGGGAACATTTGCTGTTGGAGAAACAGTTCTTGGATTATCTGGACAAGCAACAGAATTTAAAGTTAGACTAGCAGTTGCAAACCATAGATATGGACCTCTTGATGCTCCAACAGATGTTTTCACAAAGAATCCATATAATCAATTAGAAGATCTTCCAGGATCATATACAACAAATTCAACAATCCTCAATATCGATACAATTAGTCTTGCTGACTTCTGTAGTTGGGATTTCTATGGACAAATATATCCTGGAATGATAGTTGTTGGACAATCAAGTAAAGCAAGAGCAAGAGTTACTACAAGTAGACTTGTTACTGACAATTCTGGTGTTGTAATTGGATCATTCTTTATCCCAAATCCAAGGGTTCCAACTAACCCAAGATTTAGCACTGGTATTAAGACTTTAAAGATTACCAGTAACAGCACAAACAATCCAATTCCAAACGAATTACTGTCTCAGGCAGAATCTAATTTCTATGCTGAAGGACTTATTACTCAGAACAGAGATGTAATACTTGCTCTCAGAGATACTGAAATTCAAAATGCGAATGTCACTGCTACTAGAGCAATTCAACAAGTCAATAGAACAGTTATTGATAGAACTCCACCTCCACCTCCACCACCATGGAGTCCACCACCATGGAACTGGGGTGGAGATCCCCTGGCACAATCTTTCTACATTGGAGATGATGCAGATAGTACTGGTAGATATGTTACAAGTATAGATTTGTTCTTCCAATCCAAGGATGAAATTTTACCTGTGGTTCTTGAACTTCGTTCGATGGTTCAAGGAACTCCAACTACTGAAATCTATCCTTTCAGTACTGTTGTTGTTAATCCAGATGAAATTAATCTTTCCGATGACGCATCAGTTCCAACTAGAATTACTTTCCCAGCACCAGTATACTTAGAAGGTAATAAACAGCACGCTGTCATTATTATTTCCGACTCAACAAAATATAGTGTTTGGGTTTCTAGAATCGGTGAGGTTGATATTACTACTGCCAGTGGACCTGAATCTGCTCAAGTTTTTGTTACCACACAAACCTTCCTTGGAAGTTTGTTCAAATCTCAAAACTCAACCACTTGGACAGCATCTCAGTATGAAGACTTGAAGTTTAATCTCTATACTGCAAGATTTGTTGAAGATGGATTCTTTACAATGTTCAGTCCAGATTTAACTGAAAACAACAAACAAATTGCAACCTTAGTTAGAGACTCTGTTCAAACAAATTCTAGAAGAATACGTGTAGGATTAGGTACTACTGTAACAGATAATGGACTAGAGATTGGAAATCTGATAACTCAAGATGGTTCTAATGCATCTGGAACTTATGTTGGTGCTGGCGGATCTATTGCTCCAGGCACTCTGCAAATTATAAACGCTGGTATTGGATACACTCCATCAAGTGGAAGTCAAACATATAATGATGTTTCTCTTACTTCCGTTACAGGACTCGGAAGAAACGCAACTGCAAACATCACAATCCAAAATGGTGTTGCTATTGCGGCTACCGTTTCTATTGGCGGAACTGGATATGTTGTTGGTGATGTTCTTACTGCATCATCTATTGGAATCAGCTCTCTTGGAAGAAACCTAAGATTGTCTGTTGTTGGAATTGCGGGAACTAATGAATTTGTATTAGATAATGTTCAGGGTGAGTTTGCTGTTGGTATTGGAAATTCTCTGTATTATTCCAGTAATACTGGAGCTGGAGTAACTTCTATCAATGGTGGTGGAGTATTTGTAACTTCAACACCAATCGTAGAAAGTGATGGACTTCACATCAGAGTCAACCACCGTAACCACGGAATGCATTCTAGAACAAATACTGTTGTTCTTTCGAAGATTGCTTCTGATATTGAACCAGCAAGACTTGCACTTGAGTACACTTCAAATTCAATTGATGACATTACTTTAACTCCAGGATTTAGCACTTCATTCACAACGTTCGAAAATGTTGGAGTCGGAACCACAAACGTTGGTTACATCTTAATTGATAATGAAATTCTCTCATACAGTGGAGTTTCTGGAGATACTTTGACAGGAGTTTCCAGAGGAGTTGATTCTACTTTAGCAGTTACTCACTCAGTCAGTTCTCCAGTTTATAAGTATGAACTTTCTGGTGTTTCTCTGAGAAGAATCAATAAGTCGCATTCTCTGCAGGATGCTACGGTAGATGATCCTATTGGACTTGACTACTATACTATTAGGATTGACACCAGTTCTAATGGTGTTAATAGAACCTCTAGTGCAAGTTTCCCATCACTTTATCTGAATAGTACAAAATCTACAGGTGGATCTCTAATTAAAGCAACTCAAAATATTCCTTTTGAAATTGCAAGACCTGTTATTCAAACGCTTGTCCATCCACAGACAAACCTTGCTGCTGATATGAGAACTATTAGCGGAACAAGTATTTCAGGAACTGAGATTTCATTCGAGGATCAAGGATTTGAAGCTATTTCTCTGGATTCAAACAACTACTTCTCTTCTCCAAGGATGATCGCATCTAAGGTAAATGAAACTGAGAAATTGGGTAGTATTCCTGGAAACAAATCTATGGAATTGATTATTAATCTTTCCACAACTGATAATAGATTAACTCCATCGATTGATCTTGATAGAATTGGTATGATCTTTGCATCCAATAGAGTTAACTCTGTAATTGATGATTATGCTGCAGACGTTAGAGTTTCTACTTTAAGAGATGATCCATCAGCATTTACTTATGCAACCAGACCTATTCAATTAGAGATTCCTGCTACTTCCATTAGAATATTGGTTTCGGCATATATTAATCCATATGCTGATCTGAGAGCATTCTATGCTATCATGAACAATGTAGATGATGAACCTATCTACTATCCATTCCCAGGATATGCAAATAGACTTGAATCTGGACAGGTTATTAATTCAGCAAACAATGACGGAACATCTGATGTATTTGTTCCAAAGAACAACACTCTTGGATTTGAAAGTAATGAAATAACATTCAAAGATTATGAGTTTAGTGTTGATAATTTAGAATCTTTCAGATACTTTAGTATTAAAGTAATTGGAACGTCAACAAATCAAGCGTATCCACCAAGACTGAGGGACTTTAGAGTTATATCGCTTGCATAATATGAAAAAGGTTAAAGTAAAGGATGAAGTCAATTTATTTCGTGATACAGAAACAAACGCTATCATTAATACAGATATGCAAGCATATAAGAACTATATTAATTCCAAGAAAATTAAAGAGGATGAATCTAAGCGAATTGAAAGTATTGAAAATGACTTGAGTGATGTAAAAAGTGATTTGAGTGAAATTAAAAATTTACTAAGGAGTTTTATTAATGAATCCAGATGATATTAGTCTCGAAGACATGAACAAGATGTTTGAATATGAAAAACTTTCTAGGGATATAGATAGTGTAGATGATGTTGAAATTCTAAAAAATTATGCGAAATCTTACATTAAGTTATACTTAAAACAACAAGAAGTTGTATCTAAATTCTAATGGCATCTCACACAATTACCTTCGATCCAACATCTGGTGTCGCTTACGGATCAAACCTAGTAATTAATACTGGAGCAACCTTCAGTGATAATTTCACGGTAAAAACAACATCAGGATCTGCCTTCAATTTTGATGGGTGGACTGGTTCTTCTCAGATGGCAAAAAGTGTTTCCATTGGTTCTTCATCATATGCTGCCGCAACTTTCACTGTTGGATTTACAAGTGCAATAGGTGGAAAATTTAATATATCTCTTGGATCAACTGCGACGAGATCTTTGACTGAAGGTAGATATGTGTATGATATTCTAGTAAGTTCCGGATCTACCGTTTACAGACTTGCAAGTGGAAATGTATTAGTGATTCCTGGAATATCATCTGCACCATAAATACCTTGAGGGGTAATTGAATAAATGGCACAACCATCTACAAGGCAAGAGTTAATAGACTATTGCAAAAGAAAACTTGGAGCTCCAGTTTTGGAGATCAACGTATCTGATGAACAGATAGATGACTTGGTAGATGATGCTGTTCAATTTTTTCAAGAAAGACACTTTGATGGTGTCTATCCAACGTTTCTTAAATATCAAATAACACAAGACGATATTGACAGAGGTAGGGCACAACCAACGTCTGGTGTTGGAATTAGTACGATAACTGTAAATCACAACGTAGGACTTACGACTCAATTTAATTTTTATGAGGGTGGAAATTATTTACAAGTTCCACCTTCAATTACGGGAGTAAATAAAATATTTCATTTTGATGGTACAAATACCATCACAAATAACATGTTTAGTGTCAAATATCAGTTGTTCCTGAACGACATTTACTATTGGGGATCAACTGAACTTTTAACATATGCAATGACAAAGACTTATCTTGAAGATATTGAATTTTTATTAACGACACAAAAACAAATAAGATTCAATAAAAGACAAGATAGATTATATTTGGATATTGATTGGGGTTCAATGAGTGCTGGTAACTATCTAATCATAGATTGTTATAGAACTCTAGATCCAAATGATTATGCTAGAGTTTGGAATGACTCTTTCTTGAAAATGTATTTAACGTCTCTGATCAAGAGACAGTGGGGACAAAATTTAATTAAATTCCAAGGAGTAAAACTTCCAGGTGGTGTGGAATTGAATGGAAGACAAATTTATGATGATGCACAGAAAGAACTTGACGTTATAATGGAAAGAATGTCTAATACTTATGAACTTCCACCATTAGATATGATCGGATAAAATGCTAAATCCCTTTTTTCTTCAAGGATCTAAATCCGAACAATCACTGATTCAAAGTTTGATTAATGAACAACTTCGAATGTATGGAGTTGAAGTTTATTATATTCCTAGAAGATATATTACTGAAAAAACTGTCATAAAAGAAGTTATTGAATCTAAGTTTGAAAATGCATATCCCATCGAAGCATATGTTGATACTTATGATGGGTATGAGGGACAAGGAACTATCTTATCTAAATTTGGTGTTCAACCACTCAATGATTTAAATCTTATTATATCAAAAGAAAGATTTGAATCGTATATAACGCCTTTAACTAAAAATATTCCAGATATAAAATTATCATCAAGACCTAAAGAGGGAGATTTAATTTATTTTCCATTAGGTGATAGATTATTTGAAATTAAGTTTGTAGAACATGAAAAACCATTCTACCAACTTCAAAAAACTTATGTTTACGAATTGAGATGTGAACTCTTCAGATATGAAGATGAAATTCTTGATACTGGAGTTGAAGAAATTGACGACAGTGTTCAGGGAGAAGAGGATGGAAATACCTTCTCTGCTGGTTATGTACAATCTTTGACTATGATTGGCGCTGGAGTTACTGCAACTGCTATAACTGGAATTTGCACATCAGGTGCTGTTAGATTTATAACTATATCAAACAGAGGTAATGGTTATACTTCTCGCCCAACAATAGCGTTCTCTGCAGCTCCTGCAGGAGGAACCACTGCTGTTGGTATTGCAACCTTAATTGGTGGGCTTGTAGATTGTAATGGAGTTACTGAGAACTACAAGATACAGGGAATCGAACTGATTAATCCTGGATGTGGATATACTGTACCACCAGCTGTTGTTGCTGTTGGTGGTGGAGGAGCGGGATTTGCTGCAACGACAACAATAGGAATAAACTCATCTTCCGTTGGGGTTGTTACAATAACATCTGGTGGATCTGGATACGAAACTGCACCATCTGTCACATTCAGCGCAGCTCCAGGCGCTGGAGTTACTGCGACAGGAAAAGCATATATTGATTCTGCTGGTATTGTTACTGCAGTTTATGTAACAAACGCAGGACTTGGTTATACTGAGACTCCAACTATAACTTTCTCTTCGCCATATATGTTGGGAAGTGGAACATTTATTTTTAATGAGGTTGTAACTGGAAGTATTAGTTCCACTACTGCTCGTGTAAGAGATTGGGATTCAACCACAAATGTCCTACAAGTTTCCAATATTACTGGAGAGTTTGTAATTGGTGATGTTATAACTGGAGCAGATTCTGGGGCAACTTATAAAATCCGAGTGATTAATGAATACAACACTGTTGATCCATATGCAAATAATGATGTAATCGAAAGTGAAGCAGATTCTATTATCGATTTCTCAGAATCAAATCCATTTGGAATACCATAAATAGTATATCATACTTTGCTGACAAATGTTTGAATATTTCTACCACGAAATATTAAGAAGAACTATTATTTCGTTTGGTTCTTTGTTTAACGATATTTCTATCAAGCATACAAATAGTTCTGACGATGTAGTAAGTGCTATAAAAGTTCCTCTTGCTTACGGTCCTACTCAAAAGTTTTTGGCAAGATTAGAACAAGCTCCGAATTTGAATCAACCAGTTCAAATGTCACTTCCCAGAATGTCATTTGAATTCAACGGACTCACATATGACACTTCTAGAAAAGTTGCTTCTGCTCAAACATTTTTGTCAACTGTAGCCACAGATAAAACAAAACCAAGAAAGGCATACATGCCTGTTCCATATAATATGTCTTTTGAACTTAGCATCATGGCTAAGTTGAATGATGATATGCTTCAAATTGTTGAACAAATCATTCCATATTTTCAACCAGCATATACAATGAGCGTTGATCTTGTTGAAACTATTGGTGAAAAGAGAGATATTCCTGTTGTTCTTGAGGGAATCTCCATGCAAGACGATTACGAAGGAGATTTTTCAACGAGAAGAGTACTCATTTATACTTTAAGATTTACCGCCAAAACTTATCTGTTCGGTCCTATTACAGATCCTTCAAAAGACATTATCGAAAAGGTTTCTGTTGGATTTGTTGCTGGTGGTACAACCACATCTCCATCAAGAGAACTTACATATACAATTGATCCAAGAGCAACTAAGAGTTATACTAATAATGTAGTAACAACTCTTTCTGGAGACATTGATAAGACTGCAACAACTGTTAATCTTGTCAGTGCATCAGGACTGTCTGTTGGTAGCGTTCTTGTGATAGATAATGAAAACTTAAAAGTCAAAAATATATCTGGAAATAAAGTTGCCGTTGAAAGAGGTTATGACAATACAACTACTTCCAATCACGTTAACGGCACAGATGTTAAACTAATAACTACCGCAGATGCTGCTCTAATTCAATTTGGAGATGACTTTGGATTCAGTGGTTCGTAAAGAATATGAAAATGACAAAAAAATTCGATGAATTGAACGATGCCTTTAACGTTGCGGGAGATATAGTTTCTCGTGAAGTAGAGACTGTTGATGAAAAGGTTGAAAAATTTTCAAATGTTTCAAATGATTTGAAAAAGGATTATGAGTATACGAGAGGAAATTTATATTCAATTATCGAAAAGGGGCAAGAAGCATTGAATGGTATATTGGAACTCGCACAAGAAAGTGAGATGCCAAGAGCATATGAAGTTGCTGGACAACTAATCAAAAACGTTGCTGATGCAACTGATAAACTTATTGATTTGCAGAAGAAACTTAAAGACATAGACGAAGAAAAAGTAAAAGGTCCTACCAATGTAACCAATGCACTTTTTGTTGGATCTACAGCAGAACTTTCTAAGTTACTAAAATCTCAGACAAAGGAAGATAATAAATAGTACGAGGGAGAGAAATCCCGAGGTACAATAGTTACTCATAACATGTCAGAGAAAGACTTGCCTTCGATTGGCGATTTTGCGGATAATAATAAAGATTTACCATCTATTAGCGATTTCTTAACAGAAGATGTTGCTGAAGGATTACCTTCTGTTGAAGAATTTATAGAGGAAGAAAAAGAAGATCTTTTAGAAGAATCGGTTAATGTTTCTGGAGACTTCAATGGGACATTAGTTGTAGGAGATTCTACAGAAAAAGAAAATCAATCCGAAGGATATCTTGTTGCAAAGATTCTTGAGTTGATTGCGGAAGTAAGAAAAGATATTCCTCAAATACCGGAAATAAAATATTATGATGAAGAATTAGAAAAACTTTGCGAAATTGTAGATCAGGTAAGATCGGAAATACCTGAAGTAAGATATTATGAAGGAGATATTGAAAGACTAGAGAAAAACATTGAAGATGTTAGGAACCAGATTCCAACATTTCCTAGATGGGTTAATGAGGTAAATGAAGTTCCAGATTTCTCTTGGATCGGCAAAACCTTTAGTGTTATTGATGATGATTTTATAAAAGTAAATGACAGAATAGAGACTCTAAAAGAAAGAGTTAAACTGGACATCGATTCTTTTATTGATGAAACTGAAGTAAAGTTTTTTGAAAATAAAGTCCAAATTGAATCTAGTATTCAAGAACTAGATGAAAAGTATCAAAGGGCAAAGGACAATATTTGGAAAGAACTTAGAGAATCATCACTTAAAATTTGGGAATACCATAAAGAATTTAAGGATGATGATCGGAAGTTAAAGAAGCAAATCACAAATGAGTATAATACTCTCAAGCAAAGTCTTGAAGAAAAGATCAAAGTATTTAATGAGAATAGTGTAAATACGGATAAGGTTCTCTTAAACTACTTTGAGACACTCAGAGAGGAAATCTCAGAACTTCCAAAAGTAAAGTATTATGATGATGATCTAAGACATGTAACTAAAGATATCAAAGATCTCTATAGTCTTGTAGAGACTATCAAACTTGAACAAAAGAATCTCCAAGAAAATTTACTAACAGAACCACCAAACGAAAAAGAATCTATTGGTGCATCTCCAGATCCATTAACTCCAATGGATCAAAACTTTGCAACTTTAGATGATCTTGCAAACCACTATAAAATTTTCATCAATAGAATCCAAACTCAACTCTCAACGATGGGTGGTGGTGGAGCTGGATTCATTAAGGATCTAGATGATGTTTCTTTTGATCAAACCACTGGTAATGGAAAACTTTTAATTTATGATCAATCCAACTCAAGATGGGTTGGTATTGCTAGCACCGCTATATCCCCGATAGTAGATTTAAACACTACTCTGGGGTATGGCAACACATCATCTCTTGGAATGAGTGTTGGTGTTGTTACTGCAACTGGGTTTGTTGGAGATCTCACAGGGAACGCTGATACCGCAACCTATGCGGCAGTTTCTGGAGTCTCTACAGTGTCTGAGGGACTTACAGGGACTCCAGATATCAATGTAGGCGCAATTACAGGTACATCCGCCACTTTCAGTGGTAATGTTTCTATTGGAGGAACATTAACTTATGAAGACGTAACAAACATTGATTCTATCGGTATTATCACAGCAAGAAGTGACGTTATCGTTCAGCAGAATTTGTCTGTTGCTGGAGTATCAACTTTCAATACAGCAAGTGGTGTTGGAACAGTTTATGTTGGACTGGGAAGCACAGCACTCTTTGTTGATGGTAATGCTCGTGTTACTGGAATTCTAACAGTAGGTAGAGCATCTGTTACTATCGATGGTGACAATAATACCATTACTGCTGGTGATGTTTTCATCACAGGTTCTTCAATTACAATTGGTGATAACGTAACCATTAATACTGGTGCCACTGGTATTAACTCGGCACCAAATGTTATTTACGTTGCAAAAGATGGAAGTGATTCTAAGAATGGAACGTCAATCGATAATGCCAAACTAACTATTGCGGGAGCAGTAGCAGTTGCTCAGACTGGGACAACAATTAAAGTTCTCTCAGGAACTTACAACGAAAATAATCCTATTGAAGTTCCTGCTTTTGTTTCAATTGTTGGCGATAACTTAAAGACTGTAACAGTAATACCAAACAACTCAACTGAAGATATCTTCCACGTCAATAAGGGTACATATCTTGCCAACATGACATTTGTTGGGCATGTTACTCCAAGTGCAGCAGTTGCTTTCCCACCAGGAGGTGCTAACAACACTGGAGGTGGTAAATGGGAAAGTCCTTATATTCAAAACTGTACCAGTAATACGACAACTGGAACTGGAATGAGAATTGACGGAGATCTTTCTGAAGGATTAAAGTCAATGGTTGTTGATAGTTATACTCAATACAATCAGGGTGGAGTTGGTATCGCAGTAACTAATAATGGATATGCTCAACTTGTTAGCGTATTCACTATCTGTTGTAATGAGGGAATAACAGCATATAAGGGTGGACAGTGCTCACTGACAAACAGCAACACTGACTTTGGTACATATGGATTGGTTGCCGATGGCGTAAGTGATTTGCAATTTACTGGAATCGTAACTACAAGTGCTTCTGTCGGTACAGATACTGTTGCTGTTGCTATCAACACAACAACAAGACCCTATGAAGGACAAGTAATTTATTTCGACACTCTTTATTACACGGTAGAAACTATCACAGTTACTAATGGAGGAAGTGGATATACATCAACACCTTCAGTTACCGTAGGAACTCCAACAGGACCTAATGGTTCTACTGCTACAGCATTTGCAACTCTGGATGGAGATCGTGTTTCTACCGTTACAATAATTTCCAGTGGATCTCAATACACAGCAGCACCTGCAGTAACTATTTCAGCACCAGATTCTGGAACAACAGCAACAGCAACTGCAAATGTCACACCAATCTACTACACAATAAATAGTTCAACTCCAGTAGTATCTGGAATCACCACTATTACTTTAGATG